AATCTTGGTAGGCATATCCAGACTCGAACTGGAGACCTCTACGATGTCAAGATTGCGCTCTAATTAATATAAAACATTGAATAATATTAAAATAGTTCCTTTTTTTAACTATGAAAAACAATGAAAAACTATAAAACTAACATCAATATAATCAGACCTTTACGAAACCATTCCCCGAACATTTGCGGTATAGTTTTTGTTCAACAAAGAGGATGTTTAAAAAGTTACAGATTCATTTTTTCAATATCAGTGCGTTTATTTTCCGACCAAATGCACTACCAGATATAAAATTAGGTTTAGTTTTAAAATGTGAATAATTTTGCTCAAAAATGATTGATTTCATTAAAATTGAGAAAATATTTGCTCAATTAAAGGCCCTTTAAAGGGCCTTTATACAAATTCCAACACTTACATTATTGTTGATCGTATGAGCTGTGCATCCTGAGAACAGGATACACAGTACTGTAATTAATGAAGCAAATTTAGTCCGCTTGCAATGGAAAATTTTCATACTAGTTGATCCGGTTAGCGATCCAACCGTAAAAAAATTGTTCCTGTTTTGGATTACGTTCACAAATTTCAATATAGCATTGACCTTGCATGATATTGAGCACGCGTACTAACACCTTCTCGCCGTCTTTCCCGCGTTTTGATAAATAAGTTTTTAAAGCACCCAGTGTAGCCGAGCCATAAACACCATCTACTTTCAAATCAGGCCAACCAGCTTTACCTTGATTATTGAGCAGGTTTAAAGCACGTTGTAAAAGAGGCTTTGCAAAGTTAGGCCCACAATTCACTCCTGTGTCTAACAATTCTTCAGCAACAGATGGACTAAGTGCATTTACCTGATCAAAACGCGGTTCCAACCAGTATTGTTTTCTATAAATACTTTTTGCAAATTCAAGCGGCAAATCTTTCATATTGCCATTCCAGCCATTTTCACGCGCAACAGCTTGTGTGATGCCATATTTAGTTGCACCACCACGGTCTGCCGGGTTATTTACGTATCCACCTTCACGCTTGATCAACTCTTCAAGATATTGTTCGATATTCATTTCGTTTTCCTTCAGTTATAAAAAAACCGCCCGTAGGCGGCATTTAGAGTTAAGTTAATTACTGCTCAGTTGATTCCTCAGTTTTATTTTTCTTTTCCTGGTCAGAGCTTCCGAAATAGAATCCACAGGCAGTTGTCATTGCCCCCGCAATGAAACCCAATGCTGTATTAATTAAATTGCTGTTCTCACGTGGCATATTCACAAAAAATAAAGCAATAACCAGTACGAACATTAACGCCACAAGTGCAAAAGCCAGATAAGCTCTAGTCTGTTCGCTTGTCATCTGAACCCCCTTCCAATCGTTTCTTAGTTAGCTCATATTGCTTCGTTTGTAGCTCGTGAATCTCATCCTTACGCTTATCATCTCTTTTTTTGAAATAGAGATTCGTCAGAAAGGTTGCGATACCGATTAAAATAGAAAAGACTACAGCCCAATCAATTTTGCCAATAACACCGATCAAGCTCCCTCCCACTACATAACCATAAGTGAATTTTGTTGCAGTCGCGGCAGCCGTGCTTGCAGCTGCTCCAACTACACTATTTGTCTGATCGTTCATGCATGCCATCCTCCAGATCGTAGGCAATAAAAAAGCACCCGAATTGGGTGCTGATAATTAAAGGTTTATTAATAGTTCGATACATCGATTAACATGTACATATGTCTACAATATCCATTGTAAACAGCACTAATATCTTGTGCGACTTGCACCTGATTTGAGGTATAAGTAATAGTATTGCCCTCAATAGCACAAACTGATGACATTGCTATGACATCTTGACCTTCAGGCGTCCACTCCGAATAAACAGTATTTACTCTATTTAAGGGAATACATGCATAAGACTTGCCAATCGGCAAATACTCGACCTGAGTATTGTAGTTTGAATTAAACATTGGTCGATAAGTATTGGGATCAATAAACATTTTTATGGGTTTCAAATACTCTGCACCACTGTAATAAACTACTTTACTTGATGCATCTAAACAGACTACACCAATACCATGTTCTGGAATACTGCTTCTAGGCAATCGACCAAAAACAAACACATCTAAATACTTAGATGAATTATTTAAATTGCTAACTGAATTAGCCACACCATCATAATTACTTGCTGAGCAAACAATAGAAAGCGTATTGGCTTTCATACTTAAATAAGCAGAAGGACAAACACAACTAATTGCAATAACAGGAAAATCTATCCCTGTTATATCTACTTCAAAAGTACGATAGTAATAGGTAATCCCAGGTTCAGATGTGAAGTTAAAACGTTGTTTTCTAATAAATGCAAGATTGAAATAGTCATCATCAATAGCATTTATGAAGTCATTCTTTACTAAGAAATAGTTATCCATCAATATTCACCAATATAAACTTCAAAATCAGTCCCTGCTTTTGGCTGCTCACTGGTCGCGATGTATTTAACCGTTACAACCTGCTTGTTAGAACTAAGACTTACTTCATAGTTAATTCCCAAAGGGGCATAGATTGGATCGACTGTAGTTGCTAATCCTTTTGGAATAAAAAACATCGTGCCATCAAGTGGCTTGTTAAGGTTTAATACTGCTGAAGTTTGTCCATTCTCGATTAGAACCTTCCCTAGTATTTTAGGGATCTTCACAGTTCCATCAAAAACAACTTCCCCTGATTCAGAATTTATTATCATTCCTGTGGGCATTTACCATCTCCCAATCCGTACACGCATAACATTGTTTTCGTCGTAAACTTCGATCCTCTCACCACTAATTACAGTCCTAGCACCATTTGGTTTTGATTGATCTGCCAATGAGGTAAAGGTACCAAGATTTGCACTAATAGCACTTAAACTATCTGCATAAATTTTGTTGGCGTTGATATAGCTAATAGACGCGCTGTCTAAGTACAAGCCAGCAGGAATCACTGTCCCATTCGGCAGAGTTGTTGCTGTTGATTGATAGACGAATGCATATTTAGGCGTCACAGAGCCGGAAACAGTTGAAGGCGCACCAATTGCAAACTTATTAGCTTGGATGATGAAATCGACTGTTTTGCTGTCATTCTCAATGCCAACGCCACCAACCAAATTGCCGGATTGCAGCTTCAATGTTGCTCTTGCTTTCAGGCCATCAATTGATTGTTGTTGAGATTGAATAGAGGCTGTATTACCACCAACTGTAGTTTGCAGTGTAGTAATACTTGAGGCCTGAGTAGAAACTTTCCCATCAATAACCGACACTTTCGAGTCAAGTGATGAAAGTGCGGATGCTTCAGCCTTATTTGCAAGCCCATCACTTATTGCTTTTATATCTTGTGTCCATGTACTCCATGCCGCTGTACTCGCACTACGACGTTCAGCAGTAAGTTTCGAATCTGTGCCGCGTGCAATTTGAATAATTGGGCCACCAGATGCGTCAGTCCAATAAACGTATGTTTCAAGAGAGACATAAGTGCCCATGCCAGTTAAACCTAGCACAGATGCTTGTTTGAACTCGCGAACGATACGTAATGGATAGTTTGACCAGTACCATGACGGCGGCTGATTTGTTGACCGCGTATCGGATACTGAAACATCCTTTAATAAACCATTCACAGATGCATTCAGTGAAGTAATGCTTGAGCCGTGGGATGTAATTGCACCTTCTGTTGCGGTTACGCGGCTTGCGAGGTTTGTAAGCGCAGAACTATCTGCTTTTGTTGCTAATGTGCTGTTAATATTGGTGATGCTATTGTTTAGCGAGGTAATACTACTGCTATGTGAAGCAATATCCTTACCTTGCTGAGTCACTGTGTTGGTCAATGAAGAAATGGCTGAAGCATTTGCGTCCAGTTGAGAGGTCAAAGTTCGAGAGTCACCTAAACCTACAGGTACACCATTCACAAAAGTAAGCGGGTATTCAATCCACTGATTAGGAATAGTCGAATCAAACATACCGAGAATACCGTTACCTGCATCAAGGTCTTTACGTCCTACAAATAAAGGGAGAGCATTCCAGTTCCAAGATTTGAAATACGTGTCGCCAGAACCACAAGCAAGTAAAAGCGCTCGTAAATCAGTATTTGGGTTTGAATTTCCAACTGAGCCAACGTTATCTGTACCCACGATAGCAAAGTAAGTTCCCGATGAAAGCGCCTTGATAGCGGCATAGATGGCGTTACATGCAGATACGATGTCGCCATAGGTGTCATATTGCGTACAGCTTTCAACATCCCCATTTTTAAACACAATGAGATTTAAACCGCGCCCAAATCCATATAATCTCGTATTGTTTCCGGTGTAGACGCCAGCCGCCTTTGGCATGCCAACGGCAGAGCCGTTACGGAAAGTCACCAACGAATATGACTTCGTATTACCGATTTGATTAGTGAGCGAGGTAATGCTGCTGCTATTTGAGGTAATAGTATTGCCTTGCTGACTTACTGTATTAGTGAGATTTGCGATAGCAGAAGCGTTTGCATTGCTATCAGGGATGTAATCATATGGGCTCGGAATCCACGCGTCCGTAGTGAGTACATCGCCTTTAACAAGAACTGCCCAATAAACCGTACCAACGCTACCCTTGTCGGCTGTCGGACGGTTGAGCATGTAGAAGTGGATAATTGGGCCAGAGGCAACTGCGCTGTTTTTAACAAAGGTAACTTTGCTGACAACCTTACCATTCGTATTTACTACGGCTTGTAGATGTTGTGAGCCACCACCTGCGTATACAGCAAGTGATGAGTTTGTATCACCAGTCCCTCGTTTATGTTCAGCGCACCAAATTAAAGTATAGGTAGCCCCAATTTCCCAATCTTCACCGAGTTTGTAGGTGTGATGCGGATAAGAGACACCATCATATGTACCGACTTGATTTGACTTGATGAGAAGGTTTGTGCCCGCCTTTCCGCTCACAGCTAACGAGTTGGTCAATGAGGTAATTGAATTACCCTGACTAGTGATATTCCCTTCGGCAGTGGTTACACGGTTAGAAAGGGAATTCAATGCCGCCGCATCCGCTTTCTGAGAAAGTGCGGCATTGATGTTTGTGACGCTATTGTTGAGCGAAACAATATTGTTAGATGCGGAAGTTACACGGCCGTCAATGTTTGCAACTTTGGAATCAAGCGTACTTAATGCAGACGAGGTTGCTTGCAAGTCGGTTGCTAATTTCTTATTACCTGTAATGTTACGTACTTGAATGTTCGTAACATGCCATTGCTGCCCCGCTGCCTCTGACGCAGCAATACTTACTTGAAGCCAAGGTCGAATTTCAACCATGCCATTTGGCACAGTGAAATAACCTTCCACCATACCCCAAGCATTTTTATCTGTAGACTTGACGGCAACACTATACCAAGTATAAGTACCTGCACTGTTTCGAGTATTGAAACCAAGTACAGCAGAAGCGATTACTGATGTATTTGGCGTTGCAAACCAAGCCGAAACGTAGAACATGTCGCCAACATTACATTTGACGAAAGGACCGTAATAACTATCGCGGTTATTCAGTCTTAATGCTTTTGGAGAAGGCGGGTTAGGTGCTGCGTCAGTCGCATCAACAATTACGCCAGATGTCCAATCGCTTTTCGGGTCTACGAAATCAGGATTAAGAACAAGATTCGATAAATCGTTGTTAGTAATCTTGTTGGTTAAGGTGGTAATAGAATTACTTTGTGAAGTAATTGTATTACCCTGTTGAGACACAGTATTTGTCAGATTGCTAATTGCAGATGCAGTGGCATTAAGCGTTGTTGAAATGTCTAATAAAGACGGCTCAATGATCGCCGAAATGCCATTAGATGCGAGGTCTGCCTCTGCCATGAAGCTTGCAGACCAACCATTCATCCATTCGTCTGGCGGAGTTGTATAGCCGATTTCGGCATCAATGTTGAATTTTGGATACTGCCAATAAGCACCGGGCGCTTGGGACGTCAAAATAATGACTACTGTGCCATTACGGACGCCCATGCGAACTCGAATTGGCATGGTGCCCGAATTCACTATACCATGTTGAAGTAGAGAGGTGCCCGAATATGCATAACCCCCAATGTTCAGATTAATTTCATTCTTAGCGGCCAAGTAGTTATAGCCAGTAAGTGAAAGT